ATAGGTCCCTGAGACATCAAAGCCTACGTATTTCTCAATGTACGATTCAATTGCTGAGGCGTGCGATTGCTTCACGTCCTCGGATGAGTTCGGTATACCACCTAGCTCACGCTCAGTCTTGCTGAGTTTATTCATGTGCCTGTCAGGCCTGTTCATACAGAAGTGGCGATAGCCCCTGTTCTTGAAATGATACAGCAATCTAGGCTTGTTGTTCTCCACAAGGATAGGCATCCCGAAAAATACGCAAGCCATCAGTACCTCCTCAAAGAATATCTCAGCCGTCTGAGGACGGGCGATGTACTCCAAGAAGAATTGATTGGCAGGGGCATCCTCCATGTGGTATTTGGTCATTCCGTGCAGTGACCCGTTTGAGCCTCGGCCCCCGACCACTGCAGAGATGTCATAGGAGTCACACCCGAATGAGCCAAGGTGCTCGTTACCGGGATACTTGAGACCACTACGTGTTGCAACATTGTTTTGCATGTATGTTGGGGGGACCCAACTAATAAGGAATCTACCCCTTGAGTCAGGAGACCACACTACCTTGGTGTCTTTCTCTCCGTCCTTCCAATGGAATGTTCCACGTGTCACACTGTGCGCTTCTATCTGCGAGTCGTTGTAGTCAATCTGCTGATAAATCTTGGTAAGGTTGAACAGCGATGACTTGCTCTCGTCACGGAAAGCGTGACTCTCCGTGCGTGGGAACTGACGATAAAACTCGTTCAGTGCGTCAGCGTCACTCTTGAGCGAATCAACCTCCGCTTCCCAATAGTCAATGGCCCCGTTCTTAATCCATCCGCCATCAACACCCCGTACGGGGGCATCAGGCTTGCGAAACACAGGCATGCCATAGATGTCGATGAAGCCTTCCATGTTCCACTCCATCGGGATAAACAAGGCATACAGCCCGCTTTTGGTCTGCCCGTTGGCGTTACGTTCAGCAACTCTTGAATCCTCGTACAATTTCTTATAGTTGTCACCACCCTTGCTCAGCGCATTGGAGGTAGAACCCATCATGCACTTGCCGATAATCTTGCTACCCAAACGCAAACACGTCTTGGTAACTCGCCAATTGTTCAGGATGTTGTTTGGCTTCACCCACTTGGCGCTCTCGTCGTGCGCAAGGAACAACAGCTTCTCACCGTCATACGAGTTCTCTTCCGTATTCTTCCAATCTATCGTGGTATCAAGGCCTTCAATGGTCTCGCCCTCGACGTCGTGCATATTCTTCTTGGTAATCTTAGCGGCAGGGACGCGGTAGGCTAGCTCGGTCTTCGGCTTATCCATACCGTCCATGATAGGACGGAAAAAGAATGGCAGCCTACTGTTGATTGGTACTACCTTATCGGTGAACATCTTCTTGGCGTCACTACCCGTCTTAGACAGGATACCAACACGTGAGTCTTTTGCTAGCGTGGCAATGTTGACACACTCTGAAGACGACATAAATGAGAATCCCGAACGACGAATCTTGAGGTACACCATGCCAAAAGAGCGGTTGTCTGCTCGGCATGCTTCCCAAAAAATCCAATAGATGCGGTTTGCTTCCCGGAAGTCGGGATACCCGATGTCAATGCTAGACCACTGAAGGTACATATAGTGTGACCCGGTTATGTAAGTCGGGGTGCCGTTGTTCATAAACCACACTCCATTCTCCCTTCGGTCAAACTCGCTCTCAATGTAGTCTACCCATCGGTCCTTGAACTCGGTAGGCATATCGTTCCATTGGAAGATTGACTGAATGCGAGCTAGCTCCTTAGGCAAATCCTCTCGCTCCCAATATTGCTCAGATGGTTTTTCGTGTCTTTGAAGACACTCTTTCGGCACAGCCGGTAGGGCAATGTACAGCCCTGATATGCAGATAATATCTCCTATTTGGCCCGTCTTAGAAATGACGACCATGTCGTACTGCTCATTGTAGCCGTACTGCCAAGACTTAATTGTGTTCTTCTTGCTAATAGCATTCTGAGGCACATAGTCTTTAACGATTCGATATAACCCTTCGTTCTGCAAATCCTTGTTTTGTATCAGTTTTACTTACTCCCTTCTCGAGCATCTCGAGGTTTTCTTTCTCCGCATCAATGCGAGCAAGAATCTCGAACGCATCAAATATCGCAATCTTTTTTGTGGCTGCTGCATTCTTCAAACGGTCCGCAGCAAGAGCTGACTCATCGCCCTCTTCACGCTTGATGATGTCTTCCTTGGCAACCTTGATTAACTGCTCTACAGCCTTCTGTCCCGCTTCAATAATCCTAAGCTTTATTTCTTTTGTGTCGCTCATAAAATCATAGTTATTTGGTGGTCAAATATTCTGTAAAGCTCTTCTCCATCCACATTAAACTCGTATTCACTGTCAGGCTTGAAGCACACTTTGTCTCCGGCCTTGACGCCTTTGCTGATGAGGTATTCGTTTGGATATACCATTTCTCCCATCAAAGGCTCATGCGTGAATGGCTTCTTGACGTACGAGTCAATCGCCGCAATAGGGCGAACAAAGCAATAGCGGCTGTAAGTGTGCCACACACCATCACGCTTGTACATAAAAAATTGGTCAGGCTCTATAAAAAACAGGTCATCCCTGAAAAAGCTACGACCGCTCTTTTGGCGACCCTTCATGTCGTTGTAAAACTTGAACGCGTTGTGGTGTACCAAGAGTATGTCGCCCTTGGCTATTGGCCCCTCATACCGCAATGGAACTTCTATGACTTCACCGTATCTGTTTGAGAACTTGTGCTCTTCCTCTGAAGTGCTGACGATAAGTTCTATTCCGCCTACCTCTTTTGTGTTGTCATATCGCTTTCCATTCAGGGGCTTCACTATGAAGTCGAATGGAGATTGCATCAGTAGTTTATATTATGTTCAATGGAGATAGGAACGTTATTGTTGAACTCCTTCCACAATACTACCTCCTGCTTGTCATTGATGATATAAATCTTGATTGACTGCGATACGTCGTCGTACCTAATGAGGTGTATCTCGTAGGTGTCACCAAGGACTTTCTGCCCTACAATGTAGTGCATTGCACCACTCTTGTAGTCGGGTCCTATTGATATTTTCCTGATGTCCATATTTAATTTGATTTGATTTCATGTGTGTCAGGATTAGTATACTACTCCTGCGTGGTCCGTTCCTGTGATACGGTAGATTTTTCCTACCGGCAATCCTGCTGCAACTGCTGCAGCATTGTTTGGATATACGGGTACGTTTGACAAAGGCATTGCAAGAAGACTTCCAACAGTGAAGTTCTTTGTCTCGTTTGTGTTCTCGGCATCAGTGCCGATAAGTTTGTCTGCGAAGGTTACGTTACTGTCAATAGCGTAAGTACTAATTTTTCCCATTGGTTATTTCTCCTGTTTTTATATTTATAACTGCGTCAGCGCCATACTTTTCAATAAGGCTTTTTTCGTTTGCGACGAACTCTTTTTTAAGGTTGGCAATCTCTACCAACAAATCCTGCTTGGTCAGCTCAATATCACCCAATGCAATCTTAGATTGAGTAAAAGCACGATGCAGGTTTTGAATCGTTTCTAGTTCTTCTGCAGTAAGTTGTTTCGTCATAGTACAAATATAGTTTATTTTTCTAGCATCCACAGCCCGCATTATAGCTCAGACATGATGGTAGCATTCCTGTAATTGAAATAGATGTTGAACATACAAAGAAGTCATTTACAATTCCACTGCTTGCCACAGAAACATCTACTTCCTGAGACCCCCATGAAGTCCCCCCTGTAGTAGGTCCTGTTCTGCTAAGGTCAAATGGTATCCCGTATAGAGGACCTGACTGACCCGCAATAATATAAATATTAGTCCATCCGCTAGCTCCACTATCTGTACACCAAGTAAAAGTTAGAATAACGTTTGTTGGTTGCGGAGCAGATAACATCATCACCATCTGCACTTGCGTTAATCCTGTATATATGGCAGAAATATTAAGGTCTGCCGTACAACAAGAGGTCAAGCTTTGAACTGTAGAGAGCACATCTAAGTACATAAACGTCTCCGTTCCGTAACGATAGAAGTTACCACATCCCCCTTGGTTACCATACCACCTGTTGGTTAAAGCGCTATCATAATACAGGCTCATCCCATTGGCTAGCGTAGGAGCATTGCCGTAAAGGACAATAGAGTTTGTGTTTAAGACACACGCATCAGAGTCCGTAGCGGCTCCACCCTCAACAAAGAACCCATCCCAATAGCAAGGTTGGTCGTACCATATTGTGAATGGATACGACACGACAGGAGTAGAAGCCTGCAAGTCGGATTTTACAACAAGCTGATTAGAAGCCTTAGCTGCATACGGAGCATAGCTCGTATTAATGTTCACATAAAAGTCAGCATCAGCCTTAGTAATCTGCTCGTTGCTTGCGGGAATAGCATTCTTTTGCGTAAACACATTAGTGCTCACGGCGTTCTGTAGGTTGTTAAACGATACAGTCTGATTTGATGCTATTCCCGCCCACGACATTTATTATGCTTCAGGTGTTGGAGTTGGAGGAACAGGGGTAGGAGGAACGTAGTTACCGGTGATAACCAAGTTCAACTGCTCGGCAAGCCACGCATAAGCATAGTCATTGTCTCCCCAATTGTCGTAAGCCTCACCTGTCATAGTAAGGTAGTTAGTGGCTACAGGAATTGTAGATGCGTACCCACCTGAAATAGGGTTTACAACTTCTTGCAACAATTGGTATTGGAACGTAGCGCTGTTCAACAGGTTGTCGTTCATAACAATTGCATTCAAAATGGTGGCTTCAACTTCTTGGCCGTTGTACCACACCTGTACGGGTTCGATTGTTTTCATGATTTTTGTTTTAAAATTAATGTAAAGTATTTAGTTTTTGTTCTAGTTCTTGGATTTTCTTCTTGATTTCGTCAACAGAGTCTTCAAGAGCCGCAATCTTCAGCGTGTGGATTTGCCCGTACGAAAGGCTCAAGTAACCATCTATACCAAGCGTTACGGCGTGACTATAGATTTCTTGAACTTCCTGAGCAATATATCCTGCTTCAAATTTACCATTCTTTTCGTAGAATTTAGGTTTAATTGAAACGATTGAATCAACACGGTAGTTTTCATCTACAACTGTTTTGAGCCTAGCATCTGAGCTTTCAAAGAATCCCGTAGCCGTAACAGTACTATTGAATGTTGAAGCAGTATAGAATATTTGTGTGCCATTTCCTGCTACTTGCCAAATATAACCTTGTCCTGCTCCATCATTTTTGTAAACGTAGAACTGTCCGTCACGACCTACAACTTCCCACTTGTTGTTTGCAGCTGCATCTTGGAATTGAATGATGTTTCCTGACCCACGCAAGTACATTACACGACTAGAAATGTCGTTTGTAAAGATGGCATAGCTAGCTTGGACCTGAGCAATGTTTGTAATATTATTCCCACCCATCCCAATAGAGCCACTCATTGTCCCCCCTGCTAGTGGTAGAGCATAGCTAGAGAAACTTGAGCTTGTTAAGTATTGCTGCCAAGAAGCCCATCCCGAAGCATAAGGCGATACTCTATACCAACTATTCCCGGTTGCATCAAAATACACTTGAGTGTCTACGTGTCCGGCTCTCCCATAATATTGCATCACAGTACCATAGTCAACCCCCAATCCTATACCCGCAAAGTAATTGTCCCACATCTTAATAGACATGGCGTCAGTGGTAGTCCTTGGTGCTGCAGATGGATTAAACTGAGTGGTAGCATAGTTTACACTGAACACCCCAAACGTATTACTTACGTTTCCATAAACATAAGCTGCCCAAGAATTATAGTTGGCGCTGTCTAAAACAGTAGCCTGTGTTCCACCTCCGTATGAATTTTTGTATACATACGCAGTACCGTTTTCCCATTTGAATTGCCATCCATAATTGTTATTATGCCACCCTGAAACATTTGAGTTAGAATTAATCATCATGGCAACATTTCCATTGCTCAAGCTTTCAAACTCAATACCGCTCCACCCGTTACGCGTACCACTTACCAACCATGGTCCAAAAGTCCCGTTGTTTGGTCTAAAGTGCGCTCCATTGTTTGGAGAGTAAAGACCGGTGTAGTTAGTAAACTGAATCCATTCGTTAGAGTAAATTCTTCCTGTTGTTGTAATCTCATTTAAGACAGAACTAGCGTTCATGTCAAGATAGTAGCTACTGCTGTTTATATCACGGATAATTGCAGTGTATAAATTGAATGTACTAAACATTCCTGATACACTGTTGGTTACCTCGTTTATTATTGAAGAAGTAGGTTGAACAGATTGGCCATAAATCTCATAGTATGAAGTCCTGATAACAGGAGTCACATCAGCATCAGCTTGGAAGAAGTATACACCTCCACCACGAAGATAAATAACCTCCTGTGAAGAGTGCCCCATTTGAGAAAGCCCTCCACAAATATTGACATTCGCAAATCCTTGAGCATGGTTTTGAATATTCCTCATCACATTGATGGTTCCCCAACCACTACCATTTACGGTGTAGTCAAGCATCAATGTAAATCCGGCCGGGTGAGTAGACCAAGAAGGGACGTTGGAGTTCAACGCGTTTGTAATACGAAGACGTGTAACAGGGTTTGTAGTAACTCCAACAGTTACAGGATACCACAATGATTGGTCAAGACCACTCATGTCAATAGTTGAGGTAGACCTCCATTGGAACTGAGTAGAATCTCTTCCGTCTAGTGTGTCCGCATTCCCTGCATTGGTTGCATAACCCGCACTACCTGTAATATTAATGCCCCATGTACCTGATGCTCCACCACCTGTAAGAGTAGGTGAATATGAGTTGTAATTACCGCTAGTAATAACAGGATTGTTAGCCCAATAAAGGACTCCATTGGTTCGCATCTCAAGGAAGCTTCCTAATACTCCACTAATGTGGAATGCAATACCTGTTGTGGTATTTCCATAAGACTCAGTCCAAAGAGCTGCAGTAGTATAGTTGTTATCTGATTGGTTCTTTCTAGCCTTAGTCTCTACAGAAACAACACTATAAAGATTTGAGATACCATTTGGATTAAGGTAGTAACTAGTATCATCTGAGTCATAGAATATTGGCGCACGGAAATCAGAACTTGCATAACCCGTACCATAAACATGAAGCTTATAAGCTGCTGCTGTTCCTCCAATACTAACTCCTCCTCCGTCAGTTGCTAACTGAGTAATTCCAAACGTTCTTAATGTAGGATTATTATTATCAAGCCCTGATGCAATCTTTAATGCTGTATACCATGCCCCTACCCATTGAACCTGCGCATATAATGGCACTCCATTTCCATCGTCTTGAGAGTAAAATCTAGCTCCCCAATAATTTAGGTTAGTATAATATGAACCATTTTGAAATTTAAGTTCTCCAATAATTGTTGCTGAGCTAATTCTAGAAACACTATTTGGGTCTACGTAGTAGTAAGTATCATTTGAATCATAGAATATAGGAGCGCGTAAAGAGTTGCCTGCTTGCAAGTAGTTGTTTACACTAACGTACCCATTATCAATGGTCATTTGAATACCGTTATTCCAATCGTAGAAGTCAAGACCCCAAAACGCAAAGCGAGCAAATGTGCCTATATTCTCCAA